TCAGCGTCCGCGCCGTGATCCGCTCGAACGGAATCGGGTTGTTGCGGTTGTCCATGCACGCCTGCGGGAAGTCCGGCGTCACCTGATCGCCATTGGCGAAGTAGCCAACGACATAACCGGAGCCATCGGGGGCACGCCACACATGGCCGCCATCCGGGGCGGCGCTAAGGGTGAACTGCCAGCCGGGGGCGTGAACGTGCAGCAGGTGGGCGATCTTCGCCCAGTTCACATAGTCAGCGGCATAGGAGCCGCTGCCCTTGGTGGAGATGTCATCAGGAGAGATGACCCCACCAAGTTGCGGGAAGTCGGTCATGGATGCGGGGTTATCGGGTGCCGCGTCGCTGCAGCACCCTTGCATCCTAGGCTAGCCAACGCTAGGGGTCAAGTCCCTGTCCCATCGCCACTAGTGCATCGGCAACCGGATCGGAGCCGTTGATCGTGATCGCCTCCCACTCGCTCGGCGTCCACTGATGCCAGCCGCTCAGCACGTTGCGCAGTAGATCGCGCTGGGCGTTGGTCAGGCCTTGGCAGTGCTGCTCCAGCTCCTTCCATGCCACCGCCGGACTCAGCTGCTTCTCCTTGGCAATCGCCTCAAAGCGGCCCTGATGCTCGGCGCTCAGCGCCTTGGCGGCCTCCTCCGTCAACGGCTCCGGTTGCTGCAACCACTCCGGTGGCTCCAGCTCGCCGATGAAATGCGAGAAGAACTCCGTGGCTCGCCATGGCCGGCCGTGGGCGTCGGTGATCGGCTGCGAATCCTTGAGCCGATCCTTCAGGCGCCGGTCGCTCACGCCGCTGTAGTCCCCTTCGGCCACCCGTGCATTGGCCAGCGCCAACTGGATGAAGGTGAGCGGCTGCGGCTGATCGGTCTTGGCGTTCTGCAGCTTGTTGAAGCTGGAATCGCGCACCGCTGGAAAGCCGGCCTGCTCGCCCCACTCATGCAGCGTGCTGTGGATCCAGCCGTTGCGGTTGCACCACGCGGTGAGGGTGCGGCCAAAGCGCTGGCGAGCGGCTAGTGGCGGATGGCTGTAGCGGTCGTGATCCAAGGACTGAGCTTCGCTAGCGGCTAGCCTAACCCTAAGGATGGGCAGCCGCCTCCCCGGCCCTTAGCCGCACCTGCTGCACCACTCCATCGCTCACCACCACCCGATCCACCCACTGCGATAGCAGCCGCCGCGTCTGCTCCGGTGTCTTGGTCATGTCCGCCCACACCTGCGGTTGATCCAGCGCCTTAACGGCATCGCTCAGCGTGAACCGGCTACCGCCATCGCTCACGCATTCCTGCAGCAGCGTGCTCAAGCGCTCCTCTTTCCTCTGGATCACCTCGGCTAGGTCCGCATCCTCCAGCAGCCGCAGGTCATTGATCTGCCCTTGGAGCTGCTTGATCTCGGGGCTGAGCTGTTGCTTGAGCCGCAACTCATCCACCACGCCGCCGTAGGCCAGCAGTTCCCGCTTCTCCCACAACCGCTGCAGCACCGCCTGCAGCACGGTCTCTTCCTTGATCCCCTTGTGCGGACGCACCGGGCACACCTCATGGGTGCAGCGCAGATAGATCGGGCCTGGCTGGCGCGGTTGGTGGTAGTGCATCAACCCGCCGCAATGGCCGCAAAACACCAAGCCGGTCAGCACCCGGCTGCGCCGTTTGCGAATTGGAGTGGTGGAGCGCACCCGCAGCGACTGCATCACCTGCTGGATCTCCACCTGCTCCTCGTGGCTCACCAACCCTTCATGCGCGTGCGGGTGGATCTCCTCTACCTCGCCGGGTTTGTTCAGCAGGCGGCTCTTGTTGCCATCAAGGTCCAGCTTCCAGCGAAACGTGCCGTAGACCCGGCTGCCGGCAATCGCTGGATTCAGTAGCCAGCGCCGCAGGCCTTCCAAGCTGCGAAACGCCTTCCCGCATTCCTTGTACTGATAGTCGAAGGCATCGCGCAGGCTGCCGCTGGCCAGGAACTGCTCGACGATCTGCCGCGCCATCGGCGCCGTCTTCGGATCTAGCTCATAGTTGAGCTTCCCATCGGTGTAGCGATAGCCAAACGGTGGTTTGCCCGCCTGGGGCTTGAGCTGCTTGCGCGCATACACCTGCCCGTGATGCACGCGCTCACCGATCAGCTCCGATTCCATCTGCGCCATGCCCATCAGCAAGTTGGCGTAGAACCGCCCCATCGCTGTGGAGAGATCAATCGACTGATCGAGGCAGATCAGGTTCGGCCAGCTGTCTTGGTTGAACAGGCGCAGCAGCTTGCCGCCATGCACCGTTGAGCGGCTCATGCGATCCATGCGCGTGCAGAGCACCGCGTTGAGCAGGCCCTGGCTGCAGCACTCCAGCAAGCGCTTCAGCTGCGGCCGGTCGTCGCGGGTGCCGGAGGCCACATCGACAAACTCCACCACCGGCTCCCCGAGCTTCTCGGCGTGGTCGCGCAGGCGGCTGAGCTGCTGCTCTAAGGCGTGGGCCTGGTCGTCGCTTTCGGTGCTGACGCGGGCGTAAATCGCCGTCGTCATGGATTGACTTCGCTCCAGGCTATTCTGTGGTTACAGGCTTAGCCGCGCCAAAGCGTCTTTGCCTTTGACCACAGCCGAAAAGCCGCATGACTACTGCGATCTCAGACCTGACCGCTCAGCCGATCACGCGCAGCACTCTGCAGGAGCTGCTCAGCAGCCATGGCCAAGCCCATGAAAACCTTGGGGCCGGCGTGCGTGAGGCCTGCGTGTGCCTGCAAGACGCCCGGAGCTACTACGACCTGCCGGCGGTGCTGGAGGAGCCTCTGAGCCGCTTCCGCTGGCATCTCGATCAGGCCTTTCGGGCGCTGGAGGATGCCCGCCAGCTGATCTGAGCGGCAGCGACAACCGAAGTGCCACTGGCCCTAGGGGGACAACCCTTAGGGCTTTTTCGCGTGGGGACGCGCAGCAGATCTGCATCTCAGCAGTTGCTTCCCGCTAGCGCAGTCTATGGTTGTGCTTCGCGCTAGTCCCGTTTTGCGACGACTAGCGATTTACACATCCACCTGCCATGACCGCTTCCCTTCGTTTGGTGTCGCGTCGGCCGAAACGCATCACCATCACCGTCTCGCACGCCGTCGCTGAGCACCTGCTCAGTCGCAGTGACGAGCAAGGCCGCTCCACGAGCAACCTGGCCGCGCATCTGCTGGAGGTGGCGCTAGACGCCATGCAGGGCGATCCACCGATTGAAAAGAAATGGCCACGCCAGGCCTGAGCCACCGGCCCCGCAAGGGGCCTTTTTCATGGCGTCCTGCTGCGGGTCGCAAGGGACTCGGTGACTAGCGCAGATACGCCTTGCCGCTGCGGCTAGTGCTGGCTAATCTCACGCCTAGCTGAGCACTGCCGCAGCACTACCGCTGATGGGCTCAGCACTACCGCAGCACTACCGCTCGTGCCCCAGCTCAATTTCACGATTCCGGCGGACCTGCTCGACAGGATTGATGCCGCCAAGCCCAACTTCCTAGACAGGAAGGGCTTTATCTGCCTTCTGCTAGCTAGCGCTATTGACACGGGGAGTAACCTACCCGCGTACCGTGTCGGTGCGGGAAACACAGGTCACCGGACAACGGAGACAGGCTCTCAACCTCAGCCGGAGCAAAGCTCGGCAGAGGGTCACCTCTCTCCTTCTGAGAAAGTTTTCTCTCCTGACCTTCCCCCCATTGGGATGGGGGATGGTGTCGGGAGGGAGTCTGAGGGGACCCCTAGGAAGGACCCAAAGCAGATTCCGGGCAACCTGCTGGCGCACGACGATCTGATCCGTGATTTCTGGCGGATCAAGGGGGGCAGCAAAGGCGACCGTGCGTGGTCGTTGCTCCTCACCGAGCTGACCAAGATCCAAGACCTGCATGGCGACGCCGTGCTGCGTCAGCAGATCGAGCTAGCGATCAACGGCAAGTGGAAGGGCATCACGCTGGCCAATCTGGAGCGCTTCACCAAGCCCGCTGCCAAGGCTGCCAACGGTGGCTACGTCGATTCGATCACCCGCGACCGCCAGGTGATGGATTCCTTCCTCGCCATGTTCCCCACCGAGTCGGAGGCCGCATGATCACGCAGGAAGACTTCGGCAAGGTGTTGCAGGCCCTCAGCCGCACGCTGCCCCGCTTCAAGCCGTGGGATGAAACCGCCATGGCCTTGGCCTGGATGACCTTCCCCGAGAAGGCCAAGCAGGAGCTGACCCGTGAGGTGTGGCTTTATGCCGCCGGCCAGCGCCGCCTGGATCCCAACCCACCGGAGGACGTGCCGCTGGACCTGCAACTGCTGAACTACGTGTTCCGCAACGAGAACGGCCGCGCCAACGTCGAGTGGGGCCTCAAGGCCGATCTGCCCGAGCGCATGCAGCGCCCGCATGTGTTCAACCCGCAGCCGGTGCCGGGCCAGGTGGTGCTGCCGCCCGAGCCGCCCGTCACCAACCCGTTGCTGCAGGAGGTGGCATGGTGACCCAGTTGGCTCTGGTGCTGCAAGGCGAAGCAGGCAAAGCGGACGGCATGGCCCGCGCATGGGACAACGCCAACACCAGCTGGAAAGCAGCGGCCACTGCCATCGTGCGACACCTGGCTGAAACCAAGCGCGAGTTCACTGCTGATGACGTGTGGGCTGAGTTGGATCTCTTGGGTTTCACCACGGGTGAGCACCGCGCCATGGGTGCTGTGATGCGCGCAGCGGCCATGGACAACCTGATCCTCAAGACCGACCGCGTGGTGCCCACCACACGCCCATCTGCTAATCGCCGGCCTGTAGCCGTATGGCGTTCGCTGATTCGCGTCGCATCGGCTACATAAAACCGTTTGACAGACTATGGCTAGGTAGCGCTAATCTGCCGAAACGCGGAACAAGGCGGGATTCGGCCCCCGCCCCGCTCCTGGCCCATGGCCAGTCCACCTTTCATGCCCGGCCAAGGGTTGGGCACATTCTCCATGACCCCTCTCGACTTTTCGCGCTTCTTCAACGAGACCACTCAGCGCGTCAAGCCTCGCTTCACCTTCTTGGGTAAATCCATCCAAGAGACCGAGACCCTGCTGCGTGCGGATGCTGGTCTCTATTTGGCTTTGGCAGAAGCCAACCCGGATCTGGTCACCCGTGCTGGCGGTCCCAACAGCAAGGCCAAGTGCCTGATCGCTTTTCAGTTCTACGGCTGCGATACGACATTCGCTGAAATTGCTACGGCCTGCGGCATCAGCCAAGACAGCGCCTATCAGCACATGCTGGTGGTGCGTCAGTGGCTAGAGGATGCCTTCAGGCTGAAGGTGGACCGCAGCGGTGAGCGCGTCTTCATCGTCAACCAAGACACGCTGCGTGAGCGCACCGAGAAGCTGATCGCCAACTTGGAGCTGCTGGATCGTCAGTTTGAGACCGTCAAGAGCTGTGCGGCAAGCCTGCAGCAATCCGGTCAGGCTGTCGTGTTGCCGGCAACAGCGCAGATCTTCCTCAAGGCACACGAGGAAGCAGCCGCTCTCAAGTCTGCTGAGTGAGTCACATGACTATGACTCTTTCCAAGCAAGACATTGAGCAGGACACCGTTCTGTTCTTAGAGTCTGATCTCACTCATCAAGAGTGGACGGAACGCCAAGCTGATGAAATGGCCATCGAGTTGGCCGGCAAGGACCGACTCGAAAAGGCTTTGATCATTGGAGAAAAGCTCAGTCACATCTACAACTCCGGCACCTTTAGACGGTCAGCTCCTGGTGGCCAACGCTGGAGCTGGGAAGATTGGGTGACGAAGCGTTTGCCTGAAATCCTCCCTGAAGCCAGTGGTCACAACTGGGCGGACGACAGGCGTTGGCTACATGAGGTGCGCACCTGTCTCTCGATCGTATGCGATCGAAGCGAACTGCCAACGACTGGCATGGCAGCCCGAACATTGGTGGCCTTGATTCCAAGGCGCTACACAGGCCAGACCGCCATGTGGAATCCTTCTGTCTTGGATGACCCTCAACGTGTTGAGGGGCTACAGGCCGTTTGGAAACTTGCTCAGCAGAATGCTGCCAAGCAACAACGCAAGAACGGACCAACGACAGAGGATGTACGTCATGCACGCGAGGAGTTGCGACCTCAGTTAATGGCTCTGGGGCTGATCCGCGAAGCAGGCTCTGGTCTCAAGCAAGGGCTGGCAGAACGGATGGCTGCTGCTGCCACAAAACGTCAGCAGTTGATTGATCTAGGTCCTGAGGAGAAGGCTTCTCAAGAAGCCGCTACTCAAGCGGTCTTGCATTCAATCCGTGCTGAAGCGCCTGCCCGGCATGCCAAGGCCAAGGTTGATGCCGTTAAAGAGGAGCTTGCCAAATCTGACCGTGAGCAGCAAGAACGCTTACAAAAAAGGGTCAGAGACTACAACAGCAAACTTAACGGCGCTTCAGTCGCCGTACATGAGCTGTTGGTGTTCTTGCGCTCGGTTGATCGGATTGATGGCACTCAGTATCTTGATGAAATGCGAGCCATTGATGTGCTTGGTCTGATTACTGTTGAAGACGACCTGACCCGATTGCAGGCCATGGGCACAGATTTGATGGAAGCTGTCAATCTGGCGCGATCTAGCAATCCGCCAACCGGCATTGACATGACCACCGTTCAAGTTTGATCACAGGGGCTTCGGCCCCTTTCTTGTATGAAACGCATCTACGACACCGCTTCCGTTGAGCTAATCCTCCGCCACGGCATTGAGAAGGGTTACTGGACCATGGAGCAGCTTGATTTCCCTACTGCCAGCTTTGAACGCCAACTCACAGAAGCCCGTCAGTCCAAGTTCTTTGGTCCGCACTTCGTACCACCCAAGCCCTATGTCAACCCACTCCGCAAAGCCACCACCGTTGAAGTCGTCGCCCATGAGCCAGAGCACGATGACTTGGCTTCAGCCGCTAGCGCTAACGAGGAACCCAGAGTCGTGGACCTACTGCCTGCTGAACCAGCAGCAGCAGGTGATCCACCAGTTCCCCGTGTCAGTTACCAGTCTGATCTCAGCAGTGACCAAGACCCCGGAGCAATTGGCGGCGATCATGGCCACCAAGGCGACCTGGGAGCCACGAGGCAACACGATCCACAAGGCGCTGGAGGTGATGGCGCACCAGCGCTTCAACCCCAACCCACCGCCGAACCTGTCTCCAGCGCCCCATGGTGACTACGGCGCCTGGATTGAACCGCTTCTCGCCCACGAACTCTGGGATCGCATCAGCGTGATCGGCGCTGAAGTCATGGCCTACAGCCTGCGCCGCAACGTCGCTGGCACCGCCGACCTCGTAATCCGCTTCGCTGATGGCACCTACGGCATCGCCGATCTGAAAACCCAAAGCACAGAGCGCTCCACCCCCTATGACACCCGCCCCCAGCTCGGCGCCGGCGTCGAAATGATCGGCGACCACTACCAGCTGCTGATCTCCCGCTGCCTCACGCTCTGGTCCAGGCCCGGCAGCCTCGTCATCCAAACCCACAGCGCTGACGAATGCCTGCAGGCCTGGCTGGATGTCTGCGAGCAGTACACCGCGCGCTTTCGCCCCTTCTAGGCCGCTAATCAGCCGCCGCTAGTCCACCAGCGCCCCATCCCGTGGCACTCTTATCCAGCCGGGATGGCCCGAATACAACACCCGCAAGGGGAATCAGGGCAGGAGCATGCGGCTCCATCGGAATCCCGGCACCCAAACGCTAGCCAGCCCTTGACGCCTAGCGTTGGCTAGCCTATTGTTGTGATTACGGGGGCGACCCCACCGCACAACCACCCATGAACCCTCTCTGCACGGTTCTCCCAGACCTCCCTTCCTCCACCACGGACTGGGCTGAGCGCTACCTCTTCAACAGCGCCATCCTGTCCGACTACTGCCACGAGGAAGAACTCGACGACATGCACGCCACCTTCATGGCGGCCGGCATCCCCTACACCGTCCAGTTCCG